GTTATGATGGAAAATCCACTGTTCTTCAGGGCTTGGGTGATAGGCAGAAAATGGGTTTACGCGGACCAGGAGCAAAATCGCTTGGGCAGCGCCGCAAGCTCGCGGAACAGGTGATTGAAACGCCTGACGTTTGGGACGATCCCAAGCTTTCGCGTTCCCAGTCGGTTATCGTCTTTTGTGAGCAGTTGACGGTGACTTCAGGCCCGGAGGCCTTCAAGAGACTGAGGTTGAGGCCCTGGCAGAAGAAGTTCATCAGGGCTTTGTACACCAACAACAAAGACGATATTCGGCCTGTGCGCACGGCCGTGTTGAGCCTCGGACGCAAGAATGGCAAGACGCAACTGGCTGCGGCGCTCGCGCTCTGTCACCTGTGCGGGCCGGAAGCGGAAAGCCGTGGCGAGGTTTACAGCTGCGCCAACGACCGCTTTCAGTCGGGCAAAATCTTCAACGAGATGTGTGCGCTGATCCGGAACCATCCGCGGCTCGAACAGCGCACCAACATCGTACGCAACCGCAAGGAAATCGAAGACCTGCTGAACGGCTCGATCTACCAAGCGCTCACCCGCGAAGCCAAAACCAAGATGGGATTGAACCCGAGCTTCATCGTGTATGACGAGCTTGGTCAGGCCGATGGGCGTGAACTCTACGATGCGATGGACTCGGCGCTCGGCGGACGCAAGGAGCCGCTGATGTTGGTGATCAGCACGCAGGCTGCCGACGACTTTGCGCCCATGAGCCAGCTAGTGGACTACGGCATCAAGGTCAACAGCGGCGAAATCCGCGATCCCGCATTCCACCTCACACTTTATACAGCTGATCCGGAAGCCGATCCGTGGGCTGAGGAAACCTGGAAGCAGGCCAATCCAGCGCTCGATGACTTTCGATCACTGGAAGATGTGCGACGACTTGCCAGTCAGGCGCAGCGCATGCCAGCACGTGAGAACGCGTTCCGAAACCTGATCCTCAATCAGCGGGTCGCAGCCGAAGCGCGGTTTATTGATCAGACACAGTGGAAGGCCTGCGCCGATCCACCTGACATTCCGGTGGGCGCGCGCGTCTACGCAGGCCTCGACCTCGGCGCCACGCAGGATTTGTCGGCCTTGGTGATCGTCTATCAGGACCCGCTGAAAGATAGCTGGCACGTCAAACCGTATTTCTGGATACCGGGCAATCTCAAGGAACGCAGCGAGCACGAGCGCGTGCCTTACGAAGCCTGGGCCAAGGACGGTCACATCACACCGATCGGCATCTCGACCGACCCGAAGGTGATCGCACACAAGATCGCGGAGCTTAACGGCCAGAACAAGATCGTAAGCCTCGCCTACGATCGCTGGCATATCAACGATCTCAAGCGCGAGCTTGATGCCATCGGCTGCATGGTCCCCCTGGAGCCACACGGACAGGGGTTCAAGGACATGAGCCCGGCAGTAAATATCATCGAGCGCTTGATCCTGGAAAAGAAGCTGCGCCACGGCGGCCACCCCGTGCTTCAGATGTGCGCAGGCAACGCCGTGGTGGTTCGCGATCCAACCAACGCGCGCAAGTTCGACAAGGCCAAATCAACCGGCCGCATCGACGGTCTGGTTGCCACGGCCATGGCCTTGAACGTCGCGCTGACGCGGGCTATCAAACCGGTAGATATCGACGCGCTCATAGCTTAAGCCCGGAAGTCCACATCGCGTGAGTATCCTAGACAACGACCGCGTGATGTGGATTGTCATGATTACCCTCATGATCGTCGCAATATTTTTGCTGCTGGGAGCCCTTGACGTATTCGGTTGGTTCGACACGCAAGGCACACCAATTTTCAAAACATCCTGAAAGGCAGGTGGTAGGCATGACCGGTCAGCGGAGGTGAATTCGCGGCGTTTCCAAAAGCATCTTCATCTTCGCACCTGAAGGAATACCCTTGACGTTCACGGCAGGCCTCTCTCGCATCACACCGAGAGGGGCCTGTCGCGCATGAGACCGGCCAGCGCCTGCGAAAATCAAATCCATCAAACAACATCTTCGGTCCGCGATGCTTCACCTCCCAGGTGCGGACCTGCGCGCGACGCCTGCGGCACAGCAAGTGGCGTTGCGCTTCGAGATGCGGCACTGGTCCCCAAAAATCGGTGCCGCATCTCACCACCATTCTCTCTCTACATCAGAACATCAGGTGCGCAGCGTGGCCAACAACAACATCACGCTCACAATCGGTGGCGCGCTTGAACTGATCCTTAAACCGCCGACGCCGTGCGGCGAAGTGTGGATCACGGCGAAGTTTCAACAATTCATCGTTCAAGGTAGGGGACCAACCATGGCGTATACACTGCCGGTCGATATGCTTGTTGTTGTTCAAGTTGGCTACGTCGATGCGCACAACAATCCCGCCAAAGTCGATGGCGATGTGGTGTGGGCTACGAGCGACGGCAATATTGTCAGCATCACGCCGGATCAGCGCGACAGCACGATCTGCACGCTCACAGCCGTCGGTGCGACCGGGCTTGCGCAGGTGACCGCCACCGCGGACGCTGATCTCGGTGAGGGCACCCGCGAAATCATCACCACTCTCGATGTTTCGGTGGTCCCGGGCGAAGCCATCGCTGGCACCATCAAGGTCATCGCCGAACCGCAACCAGTCGCCCCGCATCCCGAACAGCAAAAATGACCAGCAACTTACCCATGAATGAGTGGCCGCAGCATCACTATCCGCGGCTGCGCGGCTATGCGGTCGGCGCCGACGGGGAAGTCACCACGCACCTGTGCCTGGGTTTGCCGTGCTGCGGCCTGGATTTGCTGGTCGAGCACCCGGCGACGATGACGGCGCTGGAACTCTACCAGATCGCTGGGGAATTCGCGGCGATGTGCAACCGCGTCAAGCAACTGCCCGCGTTCAACAGTTGCACGATCGCTATCGGCGCGCATCCCAACGCCATACCGTAGTCGCGAGCATGCATGCCGATCTTCCCGCTCGAATGCGCGATGGCGAATTCCCCGGAGGTGGAGCTATCAGCGGCATCCACCGTCAACCTCGCACCAGCGGATGAGAGCGTCGATAGCAACCGGGTGCACATCACCGGTACCGGCACGATCAACAGTTTCGGCGTCGCCTATGGTTATGATGCGCAGCCTGACCTCGATATCCTGGATGAAGACGGCAATGTGGTTGGCACAGAGCCGGTGCCACCGCTGCGACCACCATGGAGCGTGACCAAACATGTGCGGTTCGATGTAGGCATCACCCTGCATCATAATCCGCCGACCCTCGATCTGCTGAGCAAGGCGGATCGGCTGACCCGCGACAAGGATTTTGGAATCTACACATCCGACGGCGATGGCCTCGGGCACTGGACCGAGGAAGATTTCAAGCACCCAAATACCGACCCGACCAATCCGCCACCGTTCCAGCGCAGCATCATCTACTACACGACCTCGCAGACCCTCACCATTCCAGCATTTGCTCAAAGCGCCCTGGTCACCATGGTCGGAGGCGGCGGCTACGCGCTCGGCAACTATAGCAGTGCGGGCGCAGGTGGATGCGGCGGTTATCTGGAAAAAGCGCTGACCAATCTAGTGCCTGGAAATACGCTGGTGCTGACAGTCGGAGCCGGTGGCAACGCCACATCACAAAATGGCGGCAACACGGTGCTCGCTGCTGGCACACAGATCATCGCCACCATCACCGCAGCCGGTGGTGGTCACGGCAACGGGGTTGGTGGCGTCGGCGGCATAGCGACCGGCGGCGATCTCAATATCTCGGGCGGTGATGGCCGCGCGACTGCTTCTGATCCCTACGGTACGTACAATGCCGAAATGTCCACCGGTGGAAATCCCTTGTCGCCTCCGCAATCAACGCGAGGCATCGGCGTAGCTGTTACCGGGAAGGGCTACGGTGGCGGCGCGCTGGCAGCAGGCGATCCCAATCAGGTTTTTACAAACTTTTCGGCCAATGGCGCGCCCGGCGTCTGCAAGATCGATTGGACTGGAATAGAGCCAAAATAGAGGATAGTCGCTTAATCGGATCGCGTGGTATTCAAAATGATCCGCGAAATCATCGTCGAGCCGACCATCGAAGCCATCAATACGGCGCTGGTCGATCAGCACATCGAGGCTGATCAGGTGCTCAGCATCATGCTGGTCGAGAGCATTGATCACGATGGTTATTTCCGCAGACCGAAATACCGCGTGGTGTACCGCGACCGGATTGCACATCAGTCAGGATCGTGAACGATGTGGATGGGAT